ATGATCTAAGCTAATGCTAACTCCTCTCTTCCAGCTTACACTCGAACCGCAACTGAGCAAAGACTAGCCGACCTATCCTCAAAAGACGAAGGGTTGGTCTTCTCAGTCGTGGAATCAAATGCAGTGTCCACTTTCAAGGGACTTCATGAGAGATAACTAGCAGCCAATGTCATTCCAGAAGAAAATGTGGCTAAAGACTTCAAGAAGCATGCTCTTTAAAACTTAAGAGAGAACATGTCCAAAGCTGTCGATGAGCCTTGGTCTTACTAAACACCAGAATAGTTTGTAGAGACAGTTGAGTCTTCCAAGAGAGCAGGATACCGAGAGTCACTGAGAATGTATAACGAGTCTTTGAAACTGACACCTTCCTATACAGTCTTTGCTAAATCTAATGAAGTGAATCCGGTCCCTGCATCTGCTGCAAGGCCTAGAGTGATAGCCATGAACCAAAAAGACGTAGCTATGATCTCTTTTGTAGGTAGAATTGCACTAGCTAGAGTTAAAAAGGTTTATCCTGAATTTGTCTCAGCTCTAGCTCCACGTGGTATAGCTCAAAGAATACGCTATACATCCAACGCACTAAAAAGAAGAGTTGGAAAAATCTCATACTGGTCTCTTGATGGCTCACAATTTGATAGTTACTAACATCACTCCTTGAGGTTTGATAGGTAACTCCTAGAGGCTACTGTCGTGCCTGTCTTAGCTTATTAAGGCATGTCCCCACCACAAATAAAACATTTACTAGATGTTACTGGATCATAAAAGAACAACATTCTAGTAAAATAGAGATTACCTCTAGCTAAAAGAGCAAGGTGTGTATATAGAGGCCGACTCCAAGGCACTACTCTATCAGGGTCTGCTGTTAAGACCACTTGTATGAACACACTACTCTCGATCTCCTACATGAAATACTTATTGCACAAAGCAAAAATAGATGGAGAAATATTAGCAGCTGGAGATGATATCTTACTGATGACCGCGACAGCAGACATTCCGAAGTTCCAAAGAGTGTTAGCCCTGTACTACACAGCCCCCCAGAAAGAACCAACAACGTATGGGCTAGGGTAAGTGATAAAAGGCTACACAGTCTCACCTAATAGATTCGATTTCCTCTCTAGAGATGGATTTGACACAGGAGAGACCATACATTGGACGAGGAAGCCTGAACGAGTGGTTCTAACAGGGGCTGTGACTGATGCTCTGAGATAAAATTCTGGACCCTTAACCACTGAATAATTTGTATGGGC